CATCCATATCGGATGTTCGTCGGCCACCAAGTTTATTGGCATATCGTATCAGGGATTCATCGAACGTATGGGAACGCCCATTGGCCTTGTTCATGGACATGATGGCCTGCTGGTAATTTGCATACCTCCATACAGGAACGCCCTTGCCCTCCTGCATCGACATGGCCGACTGGATAATCGGAACGTCGCCAGAAGAAATAAGCCCATAATCTCGACTTTGCTTATAAGCCTCGTAAACAGAAAGATCTTCAGCGGCAGGACCTCCCTTGATGATGGAGGACCCATCAGGTAGCTCAAGGGACGCGAAGGGCATCACCCCATCTGCGAGGAGCTTCTCTACAGACCTGTTGTAATTCTTCTCTACAACATCATAGGCATTCCCAAACAATTCCTCTTCCTTGAGCAGGAACTCATCGGTCGCCTCCCCACTTCGCTTCACTTTTAGAAAAGCAAAGTAGTCGTGGAGAGGGTCAGACTCTCCAGTAAGGGGGTCGAGTAACCCCGCCTTGGTTACAAGTTCGGCTTTCCGTTCAAAGGAGAGGGGTTCAGGTTTCAGGAACCCCCGTATCTCGTCCTCAGAATACCCATCAGTCGAAAGAGACTGGAAAAGATTTCCTTGAAGAGTCTGTTCAACCGCTGGGTTGTAGCTTTCTTCCTCTAAATAAGAATCCCGTACATATTCAGCATACTTCTTTTTCTGCTCGACGGGATCTTCAATTCTGCTGGATGAAATCCAGTCATCAATGTTTACAAGCTCAGGCACAGCTAAGTCAGGTTATATGTTATGGGGATACTTTAACGAGTCGTTTGAGGAATGACATCATGATTCCAAGCCTCACCTTGTTCGATTTCTTGGCGGGTGATTACTGTTTCACGCGTATCAAGGGTGCCTTGTAGGATAGCTTCTTGTTGGCGAACAGCATCATCTACTAAGGCATGCAATTCCTTATCTGGGAGAGCCTTTGCTTCTTCGACAGTGATGGTGCTCCCATCACTAAGAACTCCATCAGTGTAGAAAATCAAGTCTCTGGCGAGTCTTAGTTTGTAAGTCTCAAGAAAACGCTTCCCGCCCTGCTTTGCGAATTGGTCCATCATCATCTTTTGGTCGGAGGGATCGGCGTCCTTGTATTCTTGTGTCTCTTTGATTTCCACTTTTCTAGGTGCCTTAAGGGCCGCTAGCGTGCGGCTAAGCCTTTCTTTTCTTTCTCCTGCGGTAGCCCTATTCCTAGATATCCGCCGCTCGTCGGCATGGATCTTCTTCAAGGTATCTACGCCCTCCTCAACTGAAATTTCATTCGCAGCAAGTCGGGTTCCAACATCCAACCCTTCAGGAGTTTTTGACTGTAGCAACGAATTAGCAACCGTGTTGCGGAGAGACTTACGCGGGGCATCCTCCTTGTCCTCCATCTTAGCTCTGGTTTCAGTCTGCTGGAGACCTGTCTGGTATGCAGAGGCAAAAGTGGGATTGTGCGTCAGAAGCTGGGGGTTCTTCCTGCCAAGCTCCAAGATGTCATCTCGCTGTTCCAGCGGGGGCTTATCTGTCTCCAGTATATCCCCTATTTTGTTCAAGGCTTCGGGATCATTGTATAGTTTTCGAAGATCCTGATCTTGTTTTTCTTTCTCGTGGGCTATCTGAGCGCGCCTAAAAGCGATGTCCTGAGACTGCAAACGCATCACATTATTCTGCATGTTGAGAATTCGATCCTGTCGAGGAACAATATTCTCTTCGTAATTGGCCACTATCCGCCTGACCTCAGAGGCGCGTAGATCAGGTGCGGCGCCAGCTTCAGGAAAGTAATCGTTCAAGCCACTAGCTGCTTTAGCATATGGCCCAACATCGTTATAATCAAAAGCCATGATTAGTCCTTGCGGCCTCCGAAGCGTCTTCCTCTCCCTGCTCCAGCGGTAGCGTTGCGGTTTAATAGTTTCTGGCTTCGCCGGAATTCCTTTTTCTCCTCCTCCACACTATCCAGTAATTCTCTTCGTTCAGCGGCTTCTCGCTCGCGGCGTTCGGGAGTTGAAATCCGGCTCCCCTCCTTCAGCCTCTGCATTTCCGCCATCCCAGCCATCTTCTGGGATTCACCGGGGGGCAGGCGACGGGATGCACGGCGCATGGCACCGGAAAAAGTGCCTAACTCACGCGGCCCCGCATCAAGCCCTGTTATTGTAAGCCCCCGTTTCCTTGAACCAGTTGCCGCATCCGCAGAGCGTGGCTCCTGCCTCTCCGCTACAGCGCGATCAAACGCAGTTGAGGAGGCAAAATCTTGTCTCCTGAGTCCACCTAGATCCGGCTCAGATTTAATGGGGTCCCCCGTGAAGTCTGTGAAAGAAGTGCTGGGGTCAACAAAAGCGATGTCTTCTCCTTCAGCATCGGTATCAAAAGGACCGCCCCCGCCCATGAAGGCCGATTCAGCTTCCATCGCGCCCGTCTTAAAGGATTCGGGGTGGCGCATCTCGTCAATGGCCTTCTCCTTTTCTTTCTGGGCCGCGCGTCTTGCTTTGCCCTCCTCAAATCGGGTGCGGCGCTCTTCCCGTGTCTCGTATTTCTCTCCCCTTTCCTCTCTCGCGATAAAGTTATCGAGAAAGGCCGACATTTTTTTGTCGTGTGCGCGGGCCTCCTGCTCAAGACGCTTTTCTAAAGGTTGCATATGGCGTGTGGTCTCACGATCCCACTCCTCCTTTTCTTTTTCAATCTTCCGCAACCAATCCATAGTCCTTGCTGGAAGCTGGGGAGCCTTTACAGGCTTATCTGGGACGAAAAAATTAGCTATCTTGCTCTCCCCTCGTGCTCCTTTCTTATAGGCTTCTTGTCCTGCCCGCACCGCAGCAGGAATCATCGAAGCCCCAAATGTCACAGGGGCAAATAACGCTCCTAGTGCTACCTCTTTTCCAAAGGGCTTAGGGGCATATTTTTCGTCTTCTCTATTTTTCACCATGATTACCAAAGGTGTTTGATGGCCCAGTGATTACCCAGATAAATACGGTTGGACCCTTTAAATGACACAAGCTACAACTTACCTTTATAGTCAGGCATTGTCAATTGTTGCGCCCGTCAAGCAATCTGCGAAATTGCGCCATTCGCAGATTAGCGGGAACGGATTTGAAAAACTCCTCCCGATTTAACCTTAGTTCTAATGATCTTATCATTTGAACTAAGGTATATTTGGGGGGAGTTTTTCAAATCCGTTCCCGTTCAGGACAACAGAATCGTGTCTGAATTCTGGAGCGCCTTGCCCAAGGACTGGATTGTAACCTGCTTCTTGAACCCCCCACCCTGCTCCTCTTTTGGTGGATCAATGGCCACGAGTCCCAAACGCTGGCGAGCGCAATCCAGTGCGAGGAAGGCCGCATCAGCCAAATCAGGGCTTCGACCGAAGCGGGACTTGAACTCTGGCTTGGATTCAATTTTCACTTTAAGGGACCCCGTCTTGATCATATCGTAATTACGGGCGCACATCTCTTGGGCCAGATCAGAGCTGATCCCATAGACCTGTCGAGTCCTCATAAGTTCCTTACCCACAAACCATAACTCAGAAACACGGTTAACGTAGAGTTCTAATCCAGTCAATTGACTGTTCATAGAAACACGCTTATCGGACGCCTTCCCGCCAAACGTGACCCGCATGAAATTCGGAGACCACTCGCCAGCCAGTACGTCACAGAAAGGTGCCCCCGCTCCAGTGGAGTCAACCGCCACGTTTTCAGGGGAAACGCCCTTCCTTTTGCAGTGATCAACAATTTGCTGGACAATCTGGTAGGTGCGGGGCACCGCCTTATTTGTAGCATCGTCGTTCAAGTGAACAGCATCTGTGAACTGGCAGACGTATTGCCCGTTCTTGGCGTAGCCTACTTCCGCTATAGATAGAATCGTCCGGTCGCCGCCGTTGGTGAAGGCGGGGTCAATCCCTGCCACTATCGTGGGTTTGTCTGCCCACTCTACCTTCCCCATTGCCCCGCTCTTGGTCAGCTCTGATTCAGCATAAATACCTGTCGTTTCGTCACTATCAAAAAAGACAGCCCGAATCATCCTCATGTACCCCCGCGACGTTGGCCCCAGCAGGAGGCGATCCTCCTCCAGCTTGGCAGCAGTCGGGAGCCAAGGATACTTGGTCTCACCCAAGAGCACATTCGGACTGCGCTCTCCATCCAACCGGATGTAATTACCACCCCACTTGGTCCTCCACTCATCAGCGGTCTGAATATCCACAGAATCCCACCCATCCTTCGGCTCCGACCAGACCCCAAAGGCATCAAATCGACTGTTCGGATTGGACATCCCGATTAGCTGGAAGGACGGGTTCTTGGACAGGTTAGTCAAACCTGCATTCAGGATAGCTTCTGACAATTCAGCCAACTCGTCGCCAATCAAAATTACTCGTTTCTGCTTAATGCCAATAAACTTACCGACTGCCTCTCGTGTTTTCGACTTCTCCGCAGCGATGAGCGAAAGGCCCGCTCTTTCAATAAGATTCTCTTTCTCGTCCACATAAGAAGCATTACCGATTGAATCCCGTACCCTGATTGGGGCACCCTCGATCACCGACAGCAAGGAGATGACTGAACCCCATATCCTTTTCCGCGCTTCACGCAAGGTGGTGGAAGTCATCAAGACCAGTGTGTCACGCGGCTGCGACAACCAATTCACTATCCCCCAAGCGGCCATCGTGTGGGATTTTCCAGACGACGCAGACCCGCCAATTGACAAGTATTTGTTCTTCAACGCCGCGCGGATCATTTGTTCGGCCCAAGGATGACGAATCATCATGGGTTCAGGCAGATCATCATGGTTCCACAACTCGTCACAGATCCTCCAGAAGTAATACTCCTTCGCTATTGTCTTAGGATGATGGGCAAAGCCGTAGAGCAGCGCCGTTAATAGACTGGTGGGTGGGATCAACAAACCCCCCACATCCATCTTTTTCGTTTTAGGATCGATGCGCGGTTCTATAACGCGCTTGCGTTTAGTTGGGTCAGAAGGCATGATGGAACTAGATATAAATCTACTGATTTTAACATGGCGAACAAGAACGAAGGCAATAAGGACATAGTTCAGCAGGCTTTGGAGCTAAACACTAAAGGAATGACCAATGCCGCCATCGGACGCCATTTGGGTGTACACCAGAATACAGTAAGACGTTGGTTTCGTAAACTGGGCTTACCGCCGAAGAAGGCGGGCTTCAAACTCCCTAATATGGATGCCGACAAGGACAAGCTCAAGGAAGAGCTGGAGGTAAATCTGGAGGACATGACACAGGAAGCGGCGACTGAAGCGAGGCTGATTGCGTCCAAGGAAGAGGACAAGGTGCTTGCGGAGATAGCGGAATCCCAGAACTCACCTGCTGATAAATACCAGCATTACATTGCAGCGGCTGGTATCAAGCTGTTGCGGGACGGTATGACTCTGGTGCGGGGGCCAAGAACCATACGGGAGATGTCCGAACTGGATCAATTGATCCGGCGCAACCTTGGCCTGAACGCCAAGACAGGTGGAGGCGGGGGGCGGATGCAAATAGATATTTCAATTTTAAATAACTCCACTGACAAGAAAGGTGCTAAACGGGTAACTGATAAACCGATCATTGATGTGGAGGAGACCAAACGCGATGAATTGGAATGACCGGTTCAGTATAGGTTTC